CTGGGTTTAATTTGAAACTAGCAGCTAAAGATGTTTTTGCTGGAGTTAATAAGGTAAAATCATTTCCAATATTTATAAAATCAGAATCTTTGGATTTACTAGATGAGATTAAAAACTATAAATGGAAAACGGATCACGATGGCAATACAATGGATGAGCCTGTTAAGTTTCGTGACCACTTGATGGATGCTATGCGTTATGCTATATACACCAAATATGCAAAACCGAAGCGAGGTTGGATTGTTTAGGCTAAAAATTTGTTACTTTTGTAAAAATATCTTATAGTGAAGTTAACGGACATACTAAGTGCGGTGAATCCTTTTAAACAAAAGGCAGCCACTAAAATAAAAACAACTATTAATAATCCTTTCTCTGATTTTGGTGGATTGATTGGCGGTAGAACACTTTACCCTAATTTGGATTATGCAAAGTTCGTACAAGACTATGATAACAATAGCGAAGTCTATTCTATCATCAAGCGTATTTCAAAAACCATTTCTACAGTTCCATTTTACGTTTACAAGGTTAAGAGCAAAAAAGAACTGAATACTTACAAGGCAATGATGGCAAACGCATCTAGTGGTGCTGATATAGCCAAAGCTGAGTTAGTTAGAATTAAAGCTGTTGATGAGATTGCCGATAGTCCATTAAACAAATTATTAGAAAGACCAAATCCATACCAATCTTTATCAGAGTTATTAGAAAATATTGTAGGCTATAAGCTTATAACAGGCAACTCTTATATCTGGGCAAATCGTTTGTCTAATGGTAAGGTTGCCGAACTAGTTGTCCTACCATCTCAATATGTAGCTATCATCAGCGATGGTACTATTAATGGGGTTGAAGGATATTCTTTCACATTAGTAGGATGGGATCAGTTGTCTGCAAACGATGTAATTCATCTAAAATACTTTAACCCTTACTTTAACACTAATGGTCAACAATTATATGGCTTATCGCCTTTACAGGCTGCTTACAGAACTGTACAACGCAGTAACGATGCTAAGGATACCTCTGTAGGTATGTTGCAGAATCAAGGGCCTAAAGGTATCTTGTATGCAGACGAGTCAAATGACTTCGGCCCTGAACAAGCTGGTAAATTAAAAGAAGATTTTTACAATCAGTACGGAACTAAAAACAAGATAGTTCAAAACGCAGGACAAATCTTAATCGCTGGTGCTAAACTAGGTTGGGTGAATATGGGATTATCTCCTGTAGACCTTCAGTTACTAGAATCAGAGAAAATTACACTTCGTGAGTTGTGTAATGTGTACGGAGTTAACTCTGCTTTGTTTAACGACCCTGATAATAAGACTTACAACAATATGAAGGAAGCTAAGAAGGAAATGCTTACACAAGTAGTACTTCCTGAATTAGTTTTGATTCGTGATGCTTTTAATAGATTCTTTGAAGGTGAAATAGGACAAGGTTACTATATCGATTTCGATATTACTGTGTTTCCTGAACTACAAGAGGATATGAAAGAACTATCTGCTATCTTATCTCAATCTTGGTGGATTACTCCAAACGAGAAAAGACAAGCTATGCGTTATGACACAATCCAAGAGGATACGATGAATGAGATTTATATTCCTGCTGGTTATTTACCAGTAGCAGAATTGACAATGCTACAAGACCCTCGTAATGCTCAACAACAAGGAGATTATAATTTACCTCCAGTAAAATAATATGTGTGTCCAAAATCTTACAACCTTCTCAGCAGTTTAACCTGCAACAAAAGATTGCTAGAAAATCAATAAACGAATTTGCTCCTAAATTAAAGGAAGCATTGCAGTATGATTTTAATAAAGCAGCAGAGTTGGTAAAAGAACTAGGAGCAGACCAAGTAGCTAATTTTAACAAGACATTTTTCGACAATAACAAAGTTTCCAATATTTTACGAACTTTGTACGAAGGGACAGGTGGATACACGGCAATGAGGTATCAAAAGATATTTGACAAGTATAAGAAAGACGAAGCTATAGATTTTGATCCCCTGAATATCTTAGATGAGTGGGTAGCGTTTATGTTATCCTATTGGACAGCGATTAGCGGCCCTAAGATGTTTGGGATTCAGAATACAACAGATAACGAGATAGCAAGGATTCTTAATAACGTATTACAATACGGAAGAGATAACAACCTATCAAGAGATGAAGTAAATAGTTTGGCTATTCAGACTTTAAGAGAAGGGAAAATAAATAATGCAAGGAGTTTATTAATTGCAAGAACTGAAACTCATCAAGCTTTAAGTACAGGTGCGATGGGAGCAACAAGTGGAATTAATATACCTTTGCTTAAACAATGGGTTCACGCTGAGTATGTAGCACTACCTAGAGCTTGGCATCAAGCCTTAGATAGACAGACGAATCCTGATGATGGTGGAGTAAGAATACCTGTGAATCAACCATTCCTAGTAAACACTCCTAAATACGGTGTAATTGAAATGCAATATGCACACGATGAGAACGGTGGAGCAGTCAACAACTGCAACTGCCGATGTTGTACGGTGTATGTAGCTTAAACAAATAAATATGAGTAATTTTTATAACAAAAAGTCGATTGAAGGTTCTCCCATAGATATGGAAGACAATAGTAGAGTTATTACAGTCTACTATTCTGCATTTGGTAATGTAGATAGCGATGGTGATATTATTACACCAGGTGCTTTTACTAAAACCTTAAAAGAGAATGGCCCACAAGCTAAAAATAGAGTGTGGCATTTAATGAACCATTCTACTGACAAGCCTATTGCAAAACCTTTTGAGATTAGCGAAGATGCCTTTGGATTAAAGGCAAGTGTTAAACTACCTAATACAACTTTAGGCAACGACCTATATGAGTTGTATAAAGATGGTCATATCACAGAACATAGTATCGGATTTCAGACTATTAAGTCACAAGCGAAATCAGGGTACAATGAAATCAATGAAATTAAATTGTATGAAGGAAGTTCCGTATTGTGGGGTGCAAACGCAAATACACCAACAGTTGGAGTTAAAAGTCAGATTAAGTCAACTCTAGTAGATGAGATGGGTAAGACCATTAAGTCTTTGAGAAATGGACACTTTACTGACGAAACATTCGAGCTGTTAGAACTTAAACTTAAACAATTACAACAATATCTATCTGAGATGGAAGATGAAGAATCAATCACACCTGAGCCAACCGCTGAAGAAGCATTGCCAACTGAGGAAGCTGATCCGATGATTTCTATCGAGCTAGAGGTAAACAAATATTTACAATCATTTAAAATTTTTAACTAATGGTAGAAGAAATTAAAAGTGCATTCGAAGGCATCAAATCCGAAGTAAACGGAGCAATCGAAAGTGCAAAGGCTGATAATGCTAGTGCATTAGAAAGCGTAAAGGCTGAATTAGAAGCTACTAAAGCTTCAATTACAGTTGTTAAGGATGAAATTGAAAAAATGGAAGCAAAAAACAATCGTGTTAAAATGAATCAAACAGAAGTAAAAGGGTTTAACGCTACCCTTGCAGAAGCTATCGACCAAAATGGCGATAACTTAGCTAAATTAGCTCGTGGTGAACAAAAGCGTACAAGCTTTATTATGGACACTAAGGCAGTAGGAAATATGACAGAAGCGGTTAACCTTACAGGTGACATCACTCGTCAATATGCTAACCAAGTATATGCTCTACCTTCTCGTAAGGTGCATATGAGAAGCTTATTACCAATCGGTAGTTTGTCTCAAGGTTTATTTACTTTCCCTTACGAAAGTGGTGGAGAAGGTGCACCTGCAGCTCAAACTCAAGGTTCTTCTAAAGAACAAGTTGATTTTGATATTACAATGAAAGATGCAGCTGCTCAGTATATTGCTGGTTATGTTCGTATCTCTCGTCAAATGTTAGATGATATACCTGCTATGACTTCTTTCTTACAATCTCGTTTGTTAGAGAAGTATTTAGTTGCTGAAGATGCTCAAATCTTAAGTGGTAATGGTACTGCTCCAAACTTACAAGGTATTTTACCAGTAGCTACAGCTGCAACAGGTGCTGCTACAGTAGACGTAGAGCAATTAGTTCAAGCTATTGCTCAGTTAGAAACTTCTAACTACTCTGCAACTGGTATCTTAGTTAACCCAACTGATTGGGCTGCTATTATGAACACTAAGAACACTAACGCTGCTTACAGCTTACCTGCTTCTACAGTTGTTACTACTGATGGTAGTGTATCTATCGCTGGTATCCCTCTTTACAAATCAACTGCAATCGCAGTAGATAAGTTCGTAGTAGGTGACTGGTCTATGGGTGCTCAAATCATGCAGAATCAAGGTATCTCAGTTCAATTCTCTGAATTTGATGCTGATAACTTTACTAAGAATATGATTACTGTAAGAGTTGAGGCTCGTATCGCTTTACCTATCTATTACGCTGGTGCGTTTATTTATGGTGATTTTGGTAACGTTGCTTAATCTTTAATTAGATTTACAATACAAGGGATAGCCTAGAAAGCTATCCCTTTTTGTTTACATTAAATTTTAAGTATTTTTGTAAAAATTAGCATAATGCAGATACTAAGAGATGTGGCGGTTTTATCCGAGATAATTTCAGAACCGATAACACTTGCTGAAGCAAAGAACTATCTTAGAGTAGATTACTCAGAAGATGATGCTTTAATAGAAGCCTTAATTACAAGTGCAAGAGTTAGACTAGAACAATACGCTGGAGTTGCTATGACTGAAAGAACTCTACAAGTTATAGCTTATGTAGATGATTTAATAGAACTACCTTATGTGCCTATTTCTACGATATTAAGCGTAGAGTATTTTGATGGCCAAGATTGGGTAACCTTAGAAGATGGTAGTTATACTGTGATAGGTATTAACTATAAGAAAATATCTACTTTATATTATCCTTCAATGGAATATAGGTTTACCTATACTTGTGGTTATTGTGAGCCTCCAAGTTCTATGAGAACAGCAGTTTTCAAATTACTATCAGATTTGTATGAATACAGAGAGTCTAGCGTTGAGTCTACTAAGCCTAACAGCAACGTAGTTACAGCTTACGAATTAATGAAACCATTCAAAAGAATTAACATATTTATCTAATGATTGGAAAACTTAGAAATAGAATCACGTTTAACACTAAAACAAGCGTTTCTGACAGCGCTGGTGGCTTTGTGAACACTTTAGTATCTTATTATGTTTGCTGGGCTGAAATGGTCTCTAATAGCGATTCTAGGACTAATATAACAGGTAGAGATAGCTTGAATGATGCTATTACCTTTAGAATTAGATATACAACAGGCAAGACATTTACTAATGCTCTTGTAATTACTTGGAAGTCAAGAACTTATATGATTAACTCTATTATAAACGAAGGAGATTTAAACCAATATTATTTAATCGGTTGTGCAACTCTTAAGTAATGGCTAAGTTTACTGTAAGCATATATGGGGTTGACCAATTAATTAAAAGGTTTGAAGCAGCTCCACAAAAGATGTATAATGAATCTAAGGCAATTATAGATGAGGCTGTAAACGAAATGGCTACCAAAGCCTATCATAAAGCATCTAACCTACCAATCATAAATCCTAATTCTAAATATGAAAGAACTGGTAATTTAGCTAGGTCAATTAGACAAAGTAAATTTACACCAGGTCAAGGTGCTAGTATTAGTGCTGGTAATGGTAGTGTAAGATATGCTGCTTTTGTTGAATTTGGTACAGGACAAGGATATGGCATACCTGCTTATCCTAACTTAAATATGAGTAGTTTAGAAGATTATGCGTTTAAATTTAAGCGTGGTAATAAATTAGCTAGAATGCCATACAGACCATATATGTTTGATTCATATAGCGAAGTATTCTCAGGTATGCTTAAAAAAATGAAGTCAATTAAGATATAAATATATTTCGTTAAATTTGTAAAAAATGAAGGACTGCGGATATACATTAAGGAAAGCTTATATAGATAAGCTTACAGCGGCTTCTTACTCATTGAGTGCTTATGATACCATAGCACCTGATACAGTAGAACCACCTTATTTGATTATCAGTAGTCAGACACAAGCAGAGAATAGTAATAAGCAGAGCTTCGGTTTTGATGTTAGTATTCAATTTGACATAGTTTATAGGACTTTTAAAGCAGGTGAAGTAGGGCAGAAATCAGTAGATACATATACTAATGCATTTCTAGAAATTGTAGGAGTCAATCCTCCTTTATACCCAAATACGGCACCTGATTTTAAGATAGTAACTAGAAGGGTTAGCTCTAATATTGCTACCTTTGACTATGTGAATGAAGCTTATGTTTTCAGAAGGGTGATAACAATGGATCATTTCGTGAATCAATTAACATAAAAGAAAAATAAAATAAAATGGCAACAACAAGTGTATTTAACGGAACTTCATTAGTAGTTCTAATTGGAACGGAAGTAATAGGATTTGCTACTTCTTGTTCATTAAGTTTAGCTATCGATACTCCTGATGCTTCTACTAAACAAAGTTTAGGATGGGCTGATGAGATTGGTGGTCAAAGGTCTTGGTCTTTAACAACTGATGGTTTAGCTACAGTAGTACCTGGTTCAGTTGCTACTTATGTAACTACAGCTGAATTAAATGCTTTAGCAATAGCTAGAACTGCGGTTGTAGTTAAATTTACAACAGTAGATAACTCAACAGTAGGTGGTGTAACTCCAGTTACAGGTGATGTGATTTATTCAGGTTCAGCATTTATCGAGAGTGTAGATATGACTGCTGATATGGAGAATCCAGTTACTTACTCAGTTTCTTTTAAAGGAACAGGGCCATTAACTATCGCCACTAACGCATAATAACCAACCAAAAATAAACCAAAATGAGAGGACAATTTGAATTAACTCTTTCCGATGGAAAGAAGATACCGATGCGTTTTTGTACGTGGAGTCTTAAAAGATTCTGTCAATTACAAGGCATAGGGCCTTCTGACATAGGAGAGGCTTTAAGTGGGCAATCATCTTTAGATGCTATTATCAACTTACTGAAAGCTGCTGCTGAATATCCATTATACTCACAAGGCATAACGCCTTCCTTTAGTGAAATAGAGGTTTGTGATTGGGTAGATGATATGGGAGGAATGGGAAGTCAAAAGTTCCAAGATGTGATTAAAGCACTAACAGATAGTTTAAATAGTGGAATAGAAACTGCCCCAACTAAGTCAAATAAAAAGGATGAAGTAAAAAAAAATTAGAGTGGATTGACATAGAGAAATATACAATGGGGGAGTGCAAAGTGCTTCCCCATTTGTTTTGGGAGATGACGATGGCTGAGTTAGATTTTATTTGGTATGGATATAGGCACGAGGAAGAGCAACAATGGATTAGAACTAGGTGGCAAACAACAATGTTAATTAACATACAACTACCAAAAGGTAAAAAAGTTAAACCTAGTGAGCTTATTGAATTAGACTGCGATACTCGTAACTTTGTGAAGCCTAGAGTGATGGGCGAAGATGAACTAAAGGCAGTACTTAAAAAATATGGACATATATAAATTTATAGGATAATGGCAGATAATCAAATAGTTCAAATTGATTTTAAATTCGATTTAGGAAATGTTCCTGCTTCAACAAAGGCTTTTAGTAATTATTTAAAAGATTTAGGAGTTGATTTAAAATTTACTAAGGCAAGTACAGACGCTTTAGCAGCTAGTGTATCTCATTTAGCTACTGCTCAAACTAAAGCAGCAACAGCTGGAGCTTCAGCAGCAAATACTGTTAAAAAATCTAATCAACAATATACAAATTTTGCATTAATATTACAAGATTTACCTTATGGTTTTAGAGGTATTCAAAACAACTTACCTGCTGTAATAGGAGGCTTTGCTGGTATGACTGGCCCTATTTATCTTGCAACTTCAGCACTTATTGCATTTTTTACTGCCTATGATATGGGTGCATTCAAATCTTTTGGTGGGGCATCAAAATTTCAAGAAGCACATAAAAAAATAACAGAATCCGTAAAAGGAGAAGCTACTGAAATATTATTATTAGTAGAGCAGTATAAAAAAATTAATACAAGTTCTGAGGAAAGAGCAG